GGTATGGCATGGGGATGGGGATGAGATTGGTATTGGTATTGAGTATAGGATAATAATTATATAATATATATATATTATTATATACTACTATTACTACCGGAAGAAGAAAGACTTACTTTCCATGGTCTCGCCTCCTCTCCTCTTGTTAACTAATTTAGTGATGATTCGTCTCGTATACGTGAGGCTTACCTGTCATTTATAATGAATCCGTCCTGGTCTATGTACCTGGGTCAAAAAAGCATCTTTCTACTTTTCTATCTTCCAGTAATCTTCATGTTAGGTTGAATCCGTCTCTGTCCGGGTTTATACCTGGGTGTCTGAGCATATTCCATTTTCCTATCTTCCAATGTCTTTATGTGTGTCTTAGACTAATCCTCGCGCGCGAGACACGCCCAATGCCACTAATGAGTGGCGAGCAAAACCTCGATTCCCATTGGCGCTCTACAGCGCCATTCTAACGCATCGCGATGGGTCCCTTGACTCTTTTCCCGTCGAAAGCGCTAGGCGCGCTCTAGCGAGGCGCTGTGGGCCTCTGACGCGCTTCCATGGCGATGGGTCCCTGGCGACTGGGGCCCCCGACGCCTATTCCCGCAATTCAGTATGGCTGTCCGTAGGGGATAGATACTACCGTGTCGCACGCTAACGGGGGGGGCGTGGTAACATCTGAGTGGCAATGGGGCCCCCCGGATACCACCCATGTCGGTTACATAATGCCCTAGAATAACGCCTGTGGTTGTCGTACCATGGTTGTCGCCTATGCACCTAACTTGTTATGTATCAACAGGTTATGGCGTGTGGCACTACTAGTAAACATACTGACGCATGGTGTAATGCCACCACAGTAGGTGTATGATACGACTAGAGCACCCGATCGGGTGATATCAATTTGACTACAGTCGAATTAGGCCGGCGGCGGTCAGTTTGACTACAAGCCTAAAAAACAGTAAACTTTCAAACATACATATATATACTGTCAAACCACAAAATTACCCAAATTACCTAACCACTACAATTCCACCCAACACAAAGGAATTCCAGCCAACACAAGGAAAATAGGCCTGCACGGCTACTAATCCGTGCTAGTATGTATATAGAGGCATTAGTCAACAGAATCTACAGGGGAGTGCAACAATGACCTACCACGAAAAGCTTATCGAAGAACTAGCACGCACGGAAACCGCTCCGCCGGCCGACGCTTGGCAAGCGTTAATTGAACGCGGCATTTCTCCATCTGAATTAGCGTTGTTTTGTCGATCGGCTGACATCGACCAGTTCAAGCCAATCTGCCTTGTCTATTGCGGAACCGTAGTCGGTCGCATTTCATCATGTAAAGTCTTTGCTAGCTGTGATAGTGCAACTGGCATGATTGTTATCGACGTTGAAACGCTCTACCACTTCCTTTGTGAGAATGAGGGTTGATTCGATGCACCCGACACCTGATATGATCTTGGCACGTGTGTACGATTGGTTGATTCTCATCGTGACGGTTGCTGCCGTCGCCTACCCCATTACAGTCTGGAGGTAACGAGTAGCCGAAACCGACAACGGAGTGTCGGTCTAGAGTGTGTGGTCCACACGCTACTGATGAGGCAAGCCACAATTAACCTTGGAGTACACCTATGCATTGTCTTGAAACCATGTCCAGACTTAACGACGAAGCGATAGAACGCTTCCACCGCTGTACCAAGCCGGCGGAACCCAAGCCGGCAGATACCGTCGTTTGGTCAACTCTCATCCCCGTGCGATTCAACAACGGGGAAGCTATCCCGCAATCGGTCGTTTCCGCATTGCTGGAAACCGTTGGCCGATACTTTGGCGGGTACACCTTGGATGGTGTGTCAACAGGTGTTTGGTATGACGCCGACGGGAAGCGGTTTGCCGATGCTAGCCAACGGTTGACCGTTGCGTGCTATCGTTCACGCCTTGACGACGCAAGGGGATACGTCAAACGCATCGGCATTGCAACCGGTCAGAAGTGCATGCCCTTCTTCGTCGATGGTCGGGCCGAATTTGTCGAGTTGCCAGAATCGGAACCGGAACCTAAGCCGGCCCATAACTTTCCACGTATCCCCGTCGGATACGTCCCCTACGGATGGTCAACCATCGACGGCTAGGGTCAATTGGGCATGGATAGCCCGTCCCAATTCTCTCCGGAGAGTTGTGACGGCTTATCCGTCAACACCACTTTTATGAGGTATCGGAAATGAAAAATCAGAAAGAGTATTGGGTTGTGTGTTTCAAGAATGAAAAGCCGGTATTGCCACACGACTGTAATCCGGAATTCGAGGAAGACGAAGGGATGCTTATCTACCGATCGTATGCGGCTTGCAAGGCATCATGCAAGTACCAACGTAAACTGTACGACCTACGGAAGCTTAGACCCGTTCCTCTAAGCGAGATAGCCGAATAGCACACAAAAGGCTATGGATAGCCCACCCCGCCGCATTATGTGCCGATGTGGCGAGGTGGCTTATCCGAACCGTTTACACGTAACGAGGGGATGCTATGGCTAAAGTTCTAAAAACAGACTGTGCAAGAATAGATGTATCGGAGAGAGAAAATTATTCTCTCTGCCTCACAAGGGAACACGGGGAAGGGAATAGGCAGGAATTGGGATTGTATAGGGTGGAGTTGTTTTGCCCAATTCGCGGCCGTAGGGCATTGTACGTATTGGCAGAATCGAAAGACGCCGCAAAGGGTCAAGCCACTTGCGGGAGAGAAAACACCTACAAGGCCATTTGGGCCGATCGCGTACCGCTCGCTATACGTGGTTGGGGGTCAATCGAATTCTAGCCACTATGGACAATGGATTGTCCAGCCCGTTTCCCTCGTTCCATTGCAAGGGGGACCGGCCGGTCAATCTAACTAAAAGGTGAGTTATGAATCGTGAAGACTGGCTAGCAGAGTGTATAGCCGCATTGCGGCCGATGTTTGCGGACCGATCATCCCCCGTCCCCGCAAAGGTTCGTGCGTCGTGTTCGTGGCCTAGCAAGGGGGCACTAGCAAAGAAAAACAGGCGAATAGGTGAGGCATGGTCGTCACAAAATAGTGGCGACGGGTCTTTCGAGGTGTTCATTTCCCCCGTGCTAAGCGATCCAGTAGCCGTATCAGCAACGCTATTGCACGAACTAGTGCATTGTTCGGTTGGGTTGGCGGAAGGACACAAGGGGCGTTTTCGGGCGGTCGCGGTCGCCATGGGGCTAGAGGGGGGGATGACCGCCACGAAACCTGGGGAAGCATTGACCGAAACGCTAAAGGGGATTGCCGAAACCATCGGGCCGTATCCACATGCCGTATTGACCGAATCCAACGCCCCGAAAAAGCAGGGGACACGGATGATTAAGGTGGAGTGCGGTAGTTGTGGGTGTGTTGCGAGAATGACACGCAAGTGGTTGGATGAAATAGGCCCACCTACTTGCGGTTGTGGTGGTGATATGGTCGAAACGGAGTGATAGGAGGGTAAAACGAGTGACAATTGAAAAGTATGTAGATGATTTGCATCGCATTGTTGACGAGTTTTTTGAGTATCTGAATTCACCAGAATTCGGATACTACTTTGCAGAACGTGAATAGCTAGACGATGAGTTTTTAAGATTTATTAAGAAACGAGAAAAGAGGTAGATGCAATGGCAACTATGATTCGACGACAATACGGAAAGAATTTCGATGAGGTATGCAACAGGGCGGTAGAATTTTCTAACAGACACGTTGGCGGTATCGAAGCAGCGGAGCGTTTTATCAACCGGGCCGGTTGGGGACACTCACATTTTGGAATCGAGTATGTGTCCACTTGCGATAGAGAGTTAGCCTACCTCAATACTGGCGACACGTACAATCTGACAGTATGCCAAGAGGGACACGGGGAGGTATTCTCTAGCTCATGGGGAGATTGGTTAGAAGAAGCGGAAAACGAACACTGCGAAGATGAGGGGGAAATCAAATGCTGCAATTGCGGGGAATTTACCCCGGTCGACCCGGAATGTTGGCACTATACTGTGTGTGAGCATTGCGGCCGGCTTGTGGATTGCGGAGAATTTCCGCCCGTATATGAAGATGAAGAGTTTGACGACGACGGGGAATTATTGGATGATGATGATGAGGAGTGGATTGACATTTAGCCAACCACGGGCTATGGACGGCCCGATACGCTTCACTCGAAAAGTGGGGCGTATCGGTTTGTCCAGCAACGCGAACCAGACATTAAGAGGGACATAATGAAGCGTATCGTAAAGTCTGAAATGGTGGCTCACCTTTGGGCCAACAAGTCCCAGGACTGGGCGAAGACTCCAACGCGGAATTTCTACTTTGAGGGGAATACGATTTACAGCTATGGAATGCACTTTCCGGTGGCAAGGCACGTCAAAACCAAACGTGGTGATGCAGTGCTAATGACGACGCGAAGTCATAGCATCACCACCAATGGGCACATAAATAATGTATCCCGTGCGTGCTGTCACTTGACTGTTTTTCACGCAGACCCGAAAGACTGGAATAGGCCGGCGGTAATACTCGAAAGTTACCGAATACGGATTCTCGAAACGCTAAAAAAGTATGTCAAGGCTAGGGTATATAAGGACCACTATGAACGGATCATGCGTGAACTAGTGGAAGATGGAAACGCCCTAGCGGTTTTCTTTGGGCTGAGTGGACGTATCACAATGCCCGACCTTGACCACGCTAAAGAGCATGTTAAGAAGCTAACCGAAAGAGAATCTGAACGTCAACGACGGGCCTATGCAAAGCACGAAAAGGAATTGGAGGCTGCACGCATTAAGGCGGAAGAGGAAGATCGAAAGTACCTTGCAGGCCTTTCTAAGCATCTATCCTCGTGGATTGATGGCGGTAGTCGTGACAGCGGATTTTATCGCTTGCCGTGTCGTCTGCGAATCGTCGGCGAGAGTGTCGAGACAAGCCATGGTGCGGACTTCCCGCTTGACCATGGCATCAAGGCGTTTCGACTTATCCGGGTATTGCACGATAAGGGGCGGTCCTGGGAACGGAACGGCCGCGAGATTCGACTTGGAATGTTTCACCTTGACGCGGTTGACGACAAGGAAAACTTCAAGGCCGGCTGCCATAGCGTGGCCTATGCCGAGATTGAACGGATTGCGAAAATTGCTGGAGTGGAAGGAATTGAGTAGCCGGCACGGGCAAGGCTGCCCGTTCCATTCCCCTTAGTTCGCTAGGGAAATGAAACGGTTAGCCGGCTCCTTTTCACAATGAGGTAACAGAATGAGCGGAAAAATTCGATTGGCGTGTATGTACTGTGACACTGAGGAGTTCGACGGAGTTGACTCTATTCCAGATGGTTGGATTAACGTAGAATTCTATCAGTCGTATGAGGAGTCTCTTGTTGAGGTTCCGACAGAAAACGCTAACGGAAAGTCAGTATTGGACTGGTACACTCACCTTGGTGTTTGCCCGAAGTGCAATGAAAGACGGATTATCCGAACCTTGAACCAATAGGGACGCTATGAAAACCGAAACGATGACAACCGTAATCCGATCTTGCGGGAAGCTAATTCGGACAACCACAACAACAATCGTCGAGCCTGACGAGGTAGACTTCGCGGACATACTAGCGGCCGTCGAGATTGAGCCAGATGACGGCATGTCTTCTGCTCCATGGGAGTGGAGCGATATGTATGAGCATGAGGCAAGGCCGATCGGGCACGGCCGAGAGATTGATAGTGAGGGCTGTTGCTGGGATTCAGGGAAACGACGCCGAGTCGTCATTACCATGCCTTGGGACGACGGCGAGGAAAAGTGGTATCGCGACAACGGGGCGTCACGACAAGTGGCACGCGAGATGGTCGCTTTGTCTATGCGTAGGCGGATCGACCAGCTAGTGAAGTGGTACGAAAATGGGTGGGAGTGGTGGTTTTGTGCGTGTGAATTCAAGGGGTGTTCCGCAAGCGTAGGCGGAATTGAAGACCATGATTATGCGTCCGGCGAGTGTAGCACTGATGTGGCAATGGAGATCACTGTACAGCTAGAGAAGGATGGATATGAGGTGATAGGCAAGCCGGAGGTGATACGGCCGAAGTGGACCGGTCACGGCGTCAACCTGTTTTCGTGGAGAGACTGACATGAGCGACATAACCAAACGCGAGGATGGATGGTGGATTGTCGGGGCATGGGGTACTGAAGACTGTGGGCCATATGACACTAAGGCAGAGGCGGAGAGCGACCGCGTTGGGGTAGACAAGAGTTTCCTGCACGTTGACGACAAGAAATTCTGGACAACGGAGAAATGAACCATGATCGCAGAGGCGACTAGAACGTGTAAACGCTGTGGAAAAGAGAAGTCGATCACTTCGTTTCGTGAGGCGAAGTCGGGTAACGGCGTGTGCCGCGTTCACGTTTGTAACAATTGCAAGTATATTGCACGTAAACCTAGGCTGGATACCGCGCATCTTGCTGAATACCAAAAGAAGTGGAGAAGCGAAAACGGCGACAAGCTGGTGTCGTATTATTGGGAATCGCTTCTAAAGGCTAAGTGGAAGCCTTGGATGCGTGGTGGAATCCGCATTAAGGCGTCGGAGATTGAGCAAGCGTACAATCGGCAGGGCGGTGCGTGCCGGCTTTGCGGTAGCGAAGATGGAAGCATCGGCCGGCTAGAGTTAGATATCGACGATAAAGGGGAGTTTCACGGGCTGATTTGTTTGGGGTGTAAGGTGGAGGCGTCCGCTAGATGAGTAAGCTTGACGACGCACGGAAGTGGAAGTCTGAGCATCCTGACTTCCCACTTACTCCACACCCGAACGGCCAGTGGGCCAAGAAGATTCGCGGCGTGGTTCACTACTTCGGTCCGCTCGCCAATGTTCAGGGGGCACTGAATCTGTGGCTCAGAGAGAAGGACTATCTGATAGCCGGAGTCGTCCCGCCGGCGGCTGATAGATCACTGACTGTGGCATGTCTCGTGGACAATTATATCGACGACATGATAGGACGAATAGCTGCTCGCAAGGCGGCACGCGGTACACTGTACAACTACACGGCAGTTAGGGCAGCGTGCATCGAATCAGGGATATCAGTAGTTGCCGTGTCAAGCCTTAAGCCGTCGCATTTCGCAGCGCTAGAAAAGCACTTGGAGTCTAAGCTCTCGCTAGCAACTCAAGGGAAGATCATCGTCGGCGTTCGCAGCATACTGAAGTGGGGCCGGCAGATGAGGATGGTATCCGGCGAGATTGACTTTGGCCCGAGGTTTCACCCACCAGCTATCCATGAGGTTGAGGCGGATCGCGATGAGCGAGGCATTAGCAGGTGGATTGATCGTGAGCCAATCCTCGCGGCAATCAACGCATCGACACCTACAATACGGCTGGCGATCCTACTCGGCGTGAATTGCGGATTCTACCCTGCTGACACAATCGCGATCACGACGGATCGAATTCACTTGGATGGCGACACGCCGTATCACGACTTCAGGAGAGTCAAGACAGGCCGGAGGCGGATGGCGGTTCTGTGGCCCGAGACGGTCGAGGCTATACGCGAATACGAGTCGAAGAGGGAGCCGTCCCAAGAGGGTGAGCGCACGCTGATTCTCGATTCGCACGGTCGTCCAATGAGTAAGTGCGGTGGAACGTCCTACCTGTCAAGGGGGTTTGTACGCTCCATGGGGGCATATGGAGCGCTCAGGGCAGGTGCAGGCATCGGATCGTTAAGGCATGTGTATGGGACGGTGGTTGACCTCGTGCCAGACCAGGCTATGATTGACCTCACTATGGGGCATACGAATAAGAGCCTTCAGAAGCGCGTGTACTCTCAATTCAACCTGAATGAGTTGTCGCGGCTGAAGGTAATTGCCGATACTGTGCGACACTGGCTATTCTATGGCAGAACGGAGGCGAGATATGGAAATTCCTAGAAAGTTGATCGACAATATCGAGATTCAGCGCGTTCTGAAGCGCTGGACAAAAGAACAAGCTGCCCAGGCGGCCGGGATCGCTCCGACCACCTACGGTAACATCATTGATGGAACGTCGAAGAGGATCTTTCTTGATACACTCGACCGTCTCTGCAAGGGCTTTGGGGTAGAGCGCGAAGTGTTGCTGAAGGATGTTGACCTAATTACTCTTAGTGAATCCAAGGATGATGCTGAAGAGTAACTCGCGTTTTCTTTTCTAGCCCTTCTATTCTAACAGCCAAGACGGACACTGCGATCGCAGTGCGCGCCTAAGGGGTAAATTTGATCCTTTTGCTTTCCGACTCGGAAGCAAGGAATGCGATCTCTGCGATTCAGGGCGGAATCATACGCGACGACGGGATGATTGAGGTAGACTTCCCAATCTTCCATCCGGCTGGGCGCAGCCTAATAGATCCAGTGCCGAGCCTGTACTTCTCGCCAGACTCGGCGACTGTCTCGCTCGACGGCCGTTCTGTCCGCCTGCCGCCGATTCAATTCAAACTGCTCAGGCTGCTCGCGGATCGCGGTCGCGTGCCAGTTGAAGAGGCGCAGGACGTTGCCTGGGGCTCTGAGGTGTCGGATCATGCCATACGGTGCGCATGTTCTCGTCTCTCGATGTGCCTAATGGAATCAGGGATTCCATACTCTGTAATGTACCGACGCGGGTACATTGTCCTTGAGGGAGATGCGTCGTAATTTATCTCACGAACTGAGACATAATTCTCAGTGCGTGAGGATAAGATCGAGGTATTGAATGCTTGACCTCGATCCGAAGCGGCGCGAATGCACCTCATTACACTCGACAATGCGGCAGAGATTCTCGCTGTCAAGCGCGTCACGATTGACCGCATAATTAAACGTGGTCAACTACCCGCCGTCGATGTATCTGTGTCACGCGCAGCAAAACATAAGCGACTGCGAATTCAACATTCCGACCTGGTTCTCTTCATAGCAAGCCGTAAGGCGGAATCACCAAGTGCAGTTGCGAAGACTCGGCGGCAGTATCGCGCGGCAATTAGGGCTGAGGTTACTGGCAATGAATAGGCGAGTCATTTTACGATCGGACAGCGATGAGGTCTTTCTCGGAACCGTTGAGGAAGTTCTCACTGGTGAAGGGGAAGGCGCGGACGGAATTTCGTTAGCCGCCGTACTCTCCGACATCGTGAACGACATTGCGTTCAACTCGGAATACGACGGGCGGCGATTTGTTATTGAACTACGCGACCCAACTGTGGAGTAGGCATGGCATTCGACCTTGCGTCAATCACTGCTGAGGCTAGACTTCGCGCACCGCGAATAATCCTTCTTGGTGTTGAGAAGATCGGCAAGAGCACTTTCGCGTCGTGTTCCGACGCTCCTGTCGTCATCCCAGTGAAGGGGGAAGAGGGGGTCGATACCATTAGCGTACCGAAGTTTCCGCCGTGCGGAAGCTACGGCGACGTTATGGAGGCGCTATCTTCACTGTACTCGCAGAAGCATGAATTCGGAACGGTAGTCATTGACTCGGCTAGCGCGTGCGAGCCATTGATCTGGGCAGAGACTTGCCGCCTGAATGGAAACGCGCAGTCGATTGAGAAGGTGAACGGAGGATACGGCAAGGGTTACGTCGAGGCGCTGTCGCAGTGGCGGATGCTCACTGAGGGGCTCGACGCGCTGCGTACAGCACGAGAAATGGCGAGCATCATCATCGGACACGTCCGCGTAAAGCGTCACGATGAGCCTGGTGGGGACAGTTACGACCAGTACCAATTCGACCTGAACGACAAGGCAGCGAACCTGCTATACCGATGGGCAGACGTAATCCTCTTCTGTAATACGAAGGTGGTAGTGAAGAAAGAGGATGTTGGGTTTAACAAAAAGCGCGGCATTGGAATCGACACGGACGGAGGCCAGCGCTTCGTGTATACACAGAAGCGACCTGCTCACCCAGGTGGAGGTCGAGGAGTGTACGGTCGATTGCCATATGAATTACCGCTCTCTTGGCAAGCGTTCTCGGATGCGGTAGCTGCCGCTTCGTAGCGTGTAAACGGTTCAACTTAATAAACCCAGAGATTTGTAACATGAGTGGAGATTTGAGTGGCCTGTTTGGTGGTGCTGTGTTTGATCCTTCAGCGGTAGAGCCGCAAGAGGATTTCAAGGTCCTTCCGGCCGGCAAGTACAAGGTTCTCGTTGAGGAGTCGGAGATCAAGGGTACGAAGGCAGGCACTGGGAAGTACCTGAAGTTGAAGCTGAAGGTTCTTGACGGAGAGGCTAAGGGACGAGTCATGTTTGACCAGGTAAATATCGACAACCCGAACCAGCAATGCGTCGAGATCGGGTGGAGATGCCTCTCGGCACTGTGCCGTGCGGTCGGGATCACCGCGCTGTCGGATAGCGCGCAACTCGTCAATAAAGTTGCTCTGGCGTGCGTGAAGGTTAAGGGGGATCAGAACGAGGTTCGTACTTACGAGCCGGCCGGAGGATCGGATGTACACATCGAACCTCCAAGTAAGGCTCAGATGCGACCTTCGCAGGAATCTCAACCGCCTGCACCTACAGCGCCGGCGCACGTCGTTTCAGGAGTCAAGCTGCCTTGGGCTCGATAATTTCTCGTGTTGCCCCGCTTCGCACGGACGCGAGCGGTACGGATGGTCGTCATGCGGGCCAGGCTGAATGCTATTGGCAGCGCCGCCTTCTCATCCGTACCGCTCGCGCCCACGTAAGGTTAGTGGCAGTAAAAGAGGGCCGGCGTTGCGACAGAAACCTTCCGGCTGCAAAGCATCCGGACTGCCACTAACCTTGTGGTGCTTACATGGGTTGGATCGGAAATGCTCTCATCATCTTTGGTGCATGGAACATCGGTCACCGAAAGAGGTGGGCGTTCCTTTTCACCATGGTCGGCGGAGCGTGCTGGATCACGGAGGGGGTTCGCATGATGCGGTTCGACTTGATCTGTATTGAGGCAGTAATGTTCTGTGTTGCTATGCGAAATTTCGTTAAGTGGGGACACGATGAAGGCTATGATTCGCATTAACACGATGAATGACGACTTCTTCAGACAGATTGGAGAGTTGCTGGGGCACCTACACTTCAGGTGTAGGTCTGACGAAACGGTGTCAGTGTGGTTTGATGAGCCGAACGGGAAAGTGGTATTCAACCTAAGCTCTGAGAAGCTGTACATCTATTCGCTAGACGCCAGGAGCCTTGTGATTACAAGCTACTCGCTATCGACAGTTGCGGATGCAATTATGGAAACATGGAGAAATATGTAGTGGGCGACCTGACAGGCATACTGCCGAAAGAGTCGAAGACGGTGGCCGCAATCTACGAAGCGTATAAGCTCCGTGGCGATGCAGAACCGTCGCGCGGATACCTTGGGGCGTCTATCATAGGACACCCTTGTGCCCGTTATCTGTGGTACGCATTCCGAGACTGCTGTAAGACGGAATTTGACGGCCGCATGTACCGACTGTTCGCTACCGGTGACCTTGAGGAAGCTAGATTCGTCGCTGACTTGAGGGCGATCGGCTGCGAAGTGCATGACGTTGACGAGCACGGAAACCAGTTTGCGGTTTATGCTCTTGGTGGACACTTTTCAGGTCACATGGATGGATGCGCTCTTGGTGTGCCGGAGGCCCAAAAGACATGGCACCTACTGGAGTTTAAGACGCATAATACCAAGTCTTTTACGAAGCTGAAGAAGGAAGGCGTCGAGAATTGTAAGCCGCAACATTACGCTCAGATGCAGGCGTATATGCATCTCGGTGGGCTAACTCGTGCGCTGTACCTGGCCAGAAACAAGGACACTGACGAGCTATATACTGAACGCATACACTACGACAAGCTGTATGCAGAGTGCATAATGGAGCGCGCCGAGACCATTATCAGGTCCAACGAGCCACCTAAAAAGATGTCTGAGCGATGTGATTGGTACGAATGCCAATGGTGCGATGCCAAGGCGATATGCAACGGTAACCCGCTAATTACAGTTCCGGTCCCGTCGATCTCGTGCCGGCAGTGCTGTCACGCAACTCCCGTAATCGACGACGGGAACTCTGCACGGTGGCAGTGTGAGAAGCATAAGCGGGCACTATCGCGAAACGATCAGCAAAAGTCGTGCCAGGATCACCTGATCCTACCGCGCCTCGTGCATGAGGCAGTGCCCGTTGACTACGGGCAGGACGATAACGGATCGTACATCACATTCGAGAACGTCAAGTGCGATGGATCGGATGACAGGTGGCAATCTGGCCGCGGACCAGGACGGCTGACAAGCTGGGACTTGGCGTCGTTACCTAGCACAGCGCTCACCAATAAGATGATCGCAACGTCGAGCGACCTGTTTGGGGCTACCGGGTTCCATGTCGTCGATGACATTCTTGACAGATACCCGGAGCCGGACTCGCGTCTTGTGTGGAGCGGGTTTCCAGATGAGTTGTTCGACGCATGGAGGTCCGCATTTAGCGAGCCACTGAATGGTCTGACTCCAATCGCAAGAAGCCAGTCGTTCGACCACGACGTAGCGGAATTCGAGGGTGGCCGCATTGCCGTACTGTGGCACGCAACCGGGGACCAGTGGAAGAGGCGCGCGGAGATACGCGCTGGAAAAGAATGATGCGAGCACCACTTAGAGACTTCATTCGCGATCTTGTGGAGCGCACCGTAGAGCGCACCAGGGGCGAGGTTAGTCAGGGCATTCAGGATGCAATCGCACCAATTGCCGTCGAAATCGCCCAGGCCGTCGGGTGCGTACTAATCATTGCGATCGCGTTCATTGCGATGCTAGCCATTGTGAGGATTAGTAAGTGATGGGCAGGACATCCCTACTTGCTAATTATCCAACATTTCATGGACCTCGGCACGTCATGTTGCTAAGGGACATTCAGTGGTTTGAATCAATGAAGGACATGATTGCGGATAGGGCCTACAGGAAGATTATTGGGTATCCAAAGATCGTGGACATATCAGTACGAGAATTGAAATCACAGGCTGGATACGGTGTGTTTGAATTTGAGGCTAGGTGGTGATGGGAATTGGAAGGCTTGTCGAGAAGGCTGACGCGAACGGAATCTACACGAAGGGCCGGCACCGCCTAAGCTACCACTACTGGCTGAAGAGATGGAAGGCAAGGGCCGAGCGCCGCAAGGCGAAGCGCGATCCAGAGGCGAGCGCACTGTTGAGCGTACCAGAGGCGAGGTGAGCCATGGCATCCAAGATGCGGTCGCACCAATTGCCGTCGAGATCGCACAGACTATTGGGATTGTTCTTATTATTGCAATCTCGTTCCTTGCACTACTAGTTATTGCGAAGGTGAATAAGTGATGGGAAGAACATCATTACTTGCGAACTACCCAAGGTTTCAAGGGCGATCATACGTACTTGAAATGAGAGATGCTCAGTGGTTTGAATCCATGAGGCTTACCCTGTGGGCGCGTGTTCGCAGAAAGATTGGTAACTCAGTCGAGCTGCATTCGACCGCTAGCTGTTCAGTGCGAGAGTTGAAGTCGCGATTGGGTTACGGAGTCTTTGAATTCGAGGCTAGGTGGTAATGGGCATTGGAAGACTAGTCGAGAAGGCTGATGCGAACGGAATCTACGCGAAGGGCCGGCACCGACTTAGTTACCATTACTGGCTGAAGAGATGGAAGGCCAGGGCCGAGCGCCGCAAAGCAAAACGCGATCCAGAGTCGGGTGACGGGTACGGTAAGTATCGAGGCTGGGAGTTGTGATGATTCCATACCCATACCAACAGGAAGCGCTTGACGCGCTGCATGGGTACGTCTGTGAGAAGACGACGAACCCGTGTGTAGTAATTCCGACCGGTGGAGGAAAGTCAGCGCTGATAGGGTGGTCGATTCAGAAGTGGAAGGAATCGTGTCCGTGGTTCAGGTGCATTATTCTCGCCCATCGAAAGGAATTGATTGAGCAAAACGCAAATGAGCTTCGCAGTTTCCTGCATGGTGGAGACATTGGAATCTACTCGGCTGCGTTAGATCGGCGCGACTACGACTCTAGCATACTCTTCGCGTCGATTGACTCAGTATACAATCGTGCAGGCGACTTCCCGCCATGGGATGTAATCATGGTGGACGAGGCGCACAGAATACCACCATCAGGCGAGGGTAAATACCGAACGTTTATTAATGAGAGCCGTAGGTTTAATCCAGGTCTCCGCGTAATCGGGTGGACTGCGACTCCATTCAGAATGGGGTGCGGTGAGATTTGTTATAAAGACCATATCCTGAACGAGGTGTGTTATGAGGCTAATGTTGCCAACCTGATTCGAGACGGGTACCTGTGCAAGTTGCGATCAAAAGTTGGAATTACGCAGCCGGACTTGTCTGAAGTGAAGCGCAATTCTGGTGGAGATTACATCACAAACTCGTTGTCGAAGGCTACGAACGCTGACGTGTTGGTTGGCTCGGCCGTTGCTGAGGCAGTGCGAATAATTAAAGCTGAGAATAGGAAAGCTATTGTTTTTTTTGCGGTTGATGTTGCGCATTGCGTGAAGGTGTCTAACGAGCTTAGGCGGCACGGGATAGTGGCTCCGCCAATAACGGCAAAGACAACACAGCTAGAGAGAGACAGGATCGTAAGGGAATTCAAGGATGGTAGGTTACGTGCGATCTGTAACGTAAATGTCTTTTCTGAAGGCTTCAATGCAAGACACGTTGATTGTATCGTCCTTCTCAGACCGACTCTCTCTGCCGGTCTCTACTCACAAATGGTTGGCAGGGGACTTCGCGTGCATCCAAGTAAGCGAGACTGCCTCGTTTTGGACTTCGCTCAGTGTATCGAGACGCACGGACCTATTGATCTTCTTAATGGAGGACCATGCGTATTGGCTACGTGTTGCAATTGCAGGGAGTCCTTCAGTCGAGCAGTTGGCGCTTGCCCAATATGTGGATGGATTATTCCCAAACAGGAGATCGAACGACTTGACAGAATCGAGCGTGAGCGTCGTATGCATGGCGTCAAGGCTTCCGATCGCTCTATATTAGCTTCTGAGCCAGAGACGTTCAGGGTTGACTCAATCCAGGTGTCTCGTCACTGTAAGGATGGGTCACCGGACTCGCTGCGCGTGCAGTACAGGTGCGGTCTAACAACTTTTCGAGAATGGGTATGCCTCGATCACGATGGTTCGGCAGGCGAGATTGGACAGGCTTGGTGGCGCAAACGATGGCCACTGAAGCGGGGCGACCGCATGTCGGTTGATTCTGCTCTCGCTAGCCTGCTGCTGAGCCAGGAGCTACTTGACTGGACATCCTCAATAACCGTTCGCAGAGCGGGAAAGTACATGGAAGTAGTTGGGTACAACCAGGAGGTTGCGAATGTCGGCTAGCTTTCTAGATTGGGCCTTGCGATACGCTGCGCTCGAGTGGCGCGTGTTCCCTTGCCTTCCGAAGCAGAAGGTTCCAGCTTGCCAGCATGGCGTGAAGGACGCTACCACGGACGAGGCACAGATTAGGGCGTGGTGGGCGAAGTGGCCTGATGCGAACATCGCCGTTGCGTGCGGTACGGAAAGCGGTATCTTCGTCGTGGACGTTGACGTGCAGGAGAGCGGTATCGACGGGTGGGCGACTATCCAGAAGTTCCAAGACATCGGGAAGTTCCTGCCGAACACGGTTCGCCAAGACACACCTCGCGGAGGCGCTCACTTCTTCTACCGATCGGACGCTCCGCCTGCCAATAAGAATGCATTCTGCCCTGGAATCGACATCCGATCGACTGGATACTACGTCGTACTTGCACCAAGCGTCCACCCGAACGGAGGAACCTACGCATGGTCGGCCGGGAAGTCGCCGTGGGAAACTGAGTACGGTGAGTTTCCTGACTTCATGCGTCCAATGGCTGTAGTGCCGTGGCGTAGGCAAGCCGCAGCGCAGGCCGTCGCAGTTGAGGTTCCTGCCGCAGGAAGCCCGGTTGACGCAGACTTGGATCGCCGCATTCGTGCTGACATTGCGACCTACGACATAGCGACCCAGGGGGAGCGTGGCCACGACACATGCTTGCGCCACGCTATTCGTCTTGTCCAAGGGTGGGACTTGGACGAGGAAACCGCGTTCAAGTACCTGGCTGAAGAGTGGAACCCGCGGTGCCAGCCGCCATGGGACCTTGGTGACCAGGCCGACTACAAGGACCTGCGCCGGAAGGTGTCTGAGGCGAATAAGCAGCCGCGCAATGAGAGGCGAGGAAACCTGAGAGGTGACGACCTGCCACTCATGGACTTCTCTGGGTTACTAGTAAACGTGGTTCCTCCTGCAACATTCGATGCGTCATACGAGAGTGATCCAAGCGAGGTTGAATACCTATGCCGTCCGGTAGGACTTGCTGGTGAGGTGTGCTCATGGATCAATGAAACATCCATCAAGGAGCAACCGTGGCTGACACTTGGGTGCGTACTGGCGTTCCTTGGCGCTCTGTTCGGTCGGAAGGTCAGAACGCAATCAGGTCTCAGGACGAACGTGTACTGCATGGGGGTGGCACACTCAAGCGCCGGGAAGGCACACGCTCCTAATCAGATACGCCGATTAGCTGACATCTCTGGGTGCGGAGACCTTATAGGCGGCGACGACCTGGCCAGCGATGCTGCGATTGAGCAGCGCCTTGAGCGGCATGAATCAACCCTGTTTATGATGGACGAGATAGGTTTTCTTATGTCGTCTATTAAGGACGGAAGTAGCCAGCATACGGCAAAGATCGTGCCGGCACTAATGAAGCTCTACTCGTCGTCAGGAAACGTGTATATCGGAAAGGAGTGCGCTTCACGACCGGCCGTTAGGCTGTCCCAGCCGTGCTGCTGCATCTATGGAACGTCAACTCCTGACCGCTTTTCTGATGGCGTATCGCGTAGCGAGCTTGACGATGGGTGGCTTAGTCGGTGTCTAGTATTTCAGACAAAAAGCGATCCACGCAAGAGGCGAGGAATAGTGGAGCTGGATGTTCCTGGCCACATAATCGAACAGGTGAGCCAGTGGTTCACCCGCATTCCAGAGCAGGGTGCTGACTTCGCAAATATAACTGGTGGCTCTCTTCACCCAGGTGTAACGTCACCGTGCCCAAAACAAATCGTAGTTCACAGCGGTAGTGATTCAGAATTGGAATTTGAGAGGCTCGATGACGATGCTCATAATATGGGCATCATCTCACCGCAATTCCGTGCTCTGTGGGCTAAGGCAGAGGAGAATGCTAGGCGCATTGCGCTCATCATTGCTTCTGGCGATAGCTTCGACGCTCCAGAGATAACTGGTCCTATAGCTGAGTATGCGTGTCGTTTGATTCGCACGCTGATATGTGACTTCACTGCGAACATCGTTCCAAGGATCGCCGAGAATAAGGTCGAGCTTAATAAGCAGCGCATTCTTGACGTGATTACATCAGCCGGAGTAGAAGGCTGTAATACGACAGCACTGACAAAGGCTACAAAATGGCTCAACGCTTCCGATCGAAAGCCTCTACTTGCTGATCTCGTGGATGCCGGCCAGGTTGCGAGTAAGGCAGTGCCAAATAGCCGGCAGGTAATGTACTGGTCTGCGTCGAATTTTGCGAAGCACGAGGGCATCGTCCAGTGAGGGAAACGGTTGTTATTACGCTTCCATTGCCTGCTAAAGTCCTATCACCTAACTGTCCGGTTGGTTCTATGGGCGGTAGGTACATGAAGGCGTCGGCATCGAAGCGTTATCGAAGGCTGGCCAAGGAAGCTGTTGAGGCTGAGTGCATTACCACCGGCCCGTGGAGGCACGCAACTGTCGAGGTTACTTTTCACTATAAGCAACAGCGACGACGCGACCAAGATAACGCGATGGCATCGCTGAAGGCCGTGTACGACGGGATCGTTGATTCTGGCCTGATAGTTGATGACGATTACGAGCACCTTGAGAGGCGCTCTCCAAGGTTTCTTATTGACAAAGAATACCCGAGAGTCATGTTAATTATAGAAAGGGATGAATGATTCCAATTCGAGTGGAGAGGGATATCCGTAAGCTACTGAAGGCTGGTGTATCCACCTCAGACGTAGCTAGGGCATCTGGAGTGTCTCGTAGCACTGTACTGAGGGTTAAGTCAGCTAGGTCAAATGGGAGCAGGTCAGGAATCCTAGACGACCTTGGAATTCTTGACGCTACGGGGAAAACTATCTTTGCACCGCCGCCATGGTACCTTGACAATCATCATATGAACGTCATTGCGATAGCTGACTACAGGAGCGACATTCCGTGGTACTGCATATCGTCAGGGGATGTGGTTCAGCACGATTGCAGGTCATTATGGCCTATTGGAGAGTCAGCAAGAAAGCAGGCAAATGCACGTCTTATCGTGGACTCGCCAATGCTGTTCGCTCTTGCGCATGACCTGCAAAGTCTTGCTGCGCTTAACATAGTTGACAATCAACTATTCAAGCAGCTTGCCACAAGGGCAACTGCGATACTAAAACGAGTGAGAGGAACATTATGATTCGTGACGCGAAAGAGTTAATTGAGAAATCTTCGTCAGTTGTTAGATCGCGAGGTTGGATTGATGAGCTAACTGACGATGAGCGCGAGTATGTCATGGAGGTTATTGTCTTAGCGAGTGAGCGTAATGGTGTTAATGTATCTTCACTCGCAAGAAATTTGGTACGTGAACTTGGCGTTAAGCGTTCCGTGATTACAGTAAGAGCAACACTAGTGGAGTTGATTGATGGCGCGAAGAAAGCCTGAAGAAGTTGTCGATGAATGTCAGCAAGAAGAAAGGGACACGTCAGCCTTTGCTGCCGAGAAATCAGCAGCCAAGGCCGCGCATTGGCGAGCCAGATATCGTGAAGCGGCTACGATCGCTCTGGATCGTGAGGCGCAGATCGAGACGCTAATTAACCTTGGCGGAGAGACGACAATCAGGTCATTTGAGCAAGCGAAGAAAGGGAAGTCTCGTGGAGTTGCCGCCGTAATACCAGCGTCGGACTGGCACGTCGAGGAACAGGTCAGTAGTGACGGTACGAACGGGAAGAACAGCTTCGACATTCGTGAGGCTGAGGTTCGGATCAATCGGTTCTACACACAATCAGTAAGGCTAATTGATTGGTACAGTAGCATTGCGCCAGTTGTCGAAGTGTGGCACCCTCTTCTTGGTGACTTGCTTACTGGGTACATCCATGAGGAACTCATGGAGACTAACTCTCTGAGCCCGACTGAGGCGTGCGTCTTCCTACAGGAAATGATTTGCTCAGGCATCGACCACCTACGTAAGGAGACGAAGATGCCGATATATGTTCCGACGTGTGTCGGTAACCACGGAAGAACGACGCAGAAGAAGCGCATTAAGACGAGTTGCCGAAACAGCTACGAGTGGCTTCTCTATAAGACGCTGGAACGCTACTACACGAACGACGGTAGCGTCAAGTGGAGCGTAGGTAACGGATACCATAATATCCAGACAATTCAAGGGCGGAAGGTTCGATTCCACCATGGCGACGGACTTCGGTATAACGGAGGCGTCGGAGGCATCACGATCCCAGTGAACAAGTCTATTGCGCAGTGGGACAAGGCCACTCCGGTTGACTTCGACATCTTCGGTCACTGGCATACGTTTCTTCCTGGATACCCGAAGTGGGTTAGCTGCGGAAGTCTAATCGGGTACTCTGAATTTTCTCTGGAGATCAAGGCAGAATTCCAACACCCGACGCAAGCGTTTATCGCGATTGATCGCGACTATGGAATGACGATGACGCTTCCAATTTTCCTCACTTCTCCGAAAGGGAAAAATGCTCTACGAAAGGGGTAAGTTCCTAATACATGGGGTGTGGGTTGACGCACTTGAATTCTACGCTATCCCGTCACATATAACCAAGAGGCCGGAGCAAGAAGTTCTCAACTACATAATGTCAGTGAGAGACAGCAAGCTGCCTAAACTTCCTCCGCTACATCCTCACTCGTATACAGTAGACCCAGAGTTTGGTGTTACAGAAGACGTTAAAAAGGTAGCTAGGAGAAGGTACTGAGATGACATCGAAGATTCGCACGTTTGACACCGGTGCAACCCGTGACACTGATGCCGGCAAGCTCGACTTTGAAGGGGTATTGTCGCCTTACGCGATTGAGGCATTCGCGGAGTACATGAACAAGCATCGTGTACAGAGTGACGGAACGATTCGTGCATCAGATAACTGGCAGAAGGGAATCCCAATCGAGTCGTTTATGAAGTCGCTTTGGAGGCACTTCTTCTCTATGTGGAAGGTTCACCGTGGCGGAGTCGTAATAGATGAGCGAGACGGACATGAGGTTGACATGATAGAATCGGCCTGTGGAGTCATGTTCAATGCCATGGGTTACATCCACGAAAACATGAAGAAGCGGGAGATTCAGCAACTTGAAGACAGCTATTAAACCAACGCGAATATTCCTTGATCTCGACGACGTGCTGAATCAGTTTACCATGTACGCACTTCAGCGCGTTGGATGCCCAGTAGGACCATACGAATACGATAAGTTCAAGTCAAAGTGGGGCAGGGACATTGTAGCAGCAGCAAACGGCCTACACGAAACGAAGTGCTTCACTGTTGATAGCTTCTGGGGTGCAATAGATCGCGACGTGTGGGCAACTACACCACGATCACAGGAAGCGAACACACTACTACATGTGTGCGTTGAACTTGTCGGTAGGGAGAACGTGTTCATCCTGTCAACGCCAACGCTAGACCCGGACTGCTTGGCCGGCAAGCTCGAATGGATTCATGCAGAGATGCCCCACTGGATTCAGCGTCAGTATATAATGAGTCCTAGAAAATGGGTGTGCGCATCTCAACATGCCGTGCTTATCGACGACAGTGATGAGAATATTACTCAGTGGCGTTTGTTTGGCGGAGTAGGTATTGTCATGCCGCGACCATGGAATATGTTTCACGGCTACACTGACCACGCATATGAATGGGTAGAGGATTGCCTAGTAAGTGACATATTCAAGCATGGGATGCAGATCCAATGACATTCACATTTAACGGAAAGCGCTACAGATTTCGACTTATGAAGAGTCGATATGTCGAAGGTGCGTGTAGCCCTCCAGACGGAAGGGGTAAGGAGATCGCAATTCGCGGTTCCCTTAGGTCAGAGCATCGCCTAGACGCACTCATTCACGAGATGCTTCACGCATCGTGCTGGGACCTCGCTGAAGAGACAGTTGAGCGCACAGCTACGGACATGGCCCGCGCACTATGGAGGCTCGGTTATCGAGGAGAAAAATGAATACAACGATCGACAGGCTGAGCATGGCTGAGCGCTACTTCATGCGTCTTGCCGTATTATCGTTTATGATGCCAGGTGAGGAGAAATTACTTTTAGCAAATAAGTACGCTAGGTACGCCAATGCAATTTCATATGCAATAAAAGACCTGACACATGGTCGAGTAAGCAGTTTTACTTCGATTGCACTACTGAGTGAAGTTACACTGCACCTTGCATTTCATGGCAATGAATTGAATCCAGATGACCTTCAATGCAAGATGGAAGTGTTCAGGATAAACGAGTGTATTTGCTCAATCAACACAGCAATAGATGAGTTACGTCCATGACAAGTGAAGACTGGGTGTGTCGGGTCTGTGGACGGGAAATGCGATACAAGGACGGCTACCTGGCGTGCGATGAGCTGCACGGATGCCTCCACTCTGCCAACTGCATGATTCCTCATGCTTATCCATACGGATATCGCACATTCTATATCGACCAGTACCACCTACACGGAACACTATGGAGATACGTTCCGCATAAGCACTCAGGTGCAGGCAATCGTAGGCCCTCGCGTGGAGAGAAGGTTGCCATGGTGTACGTCAGGGGAAGGTGGGAGCCGCGAGCATTTCAGCCAGCCAAAGCACCTAGAGTTATGCGGTGCGCTTCTGCCTCTGGTTCTTCAGCCACCTGAGGATCCCTTCAGCGCACGCAAGCGCGTACTCAGCCCTCCTGGATAGCTCGTTAGCCGTTCCACGTCCCCATAGGATGACATCCTTTGAGTCCGCACACGGCCAATCCCAACTCTCCTCTTCTGCCTGTAGGTTCTCTCCAGCAACTTCGCCCTCCCTGCAATGTCCCCTCCTAAAAACGTAGAGCATCATTGTGGCAAGCCCCTATCATGGTTCTTTGGTTGAAGCGGCTATGTAACCATAGCTTTCTTGCCACAGAAATGCTGGTTTATCTATTGACGTTTCGGCCAGTAAGGTTGTCGTTTCGGTTGTCTAGTGTTGCTGCCAGCCAAAATAACAATCCGTAAGTCACGCTGTTGAAATGACTTACGGATTGTTTACTTTAGATGTCGTAGTACATGCAGGATCACGGCACGTTTTACTGCTGTTTACGTAACATCCTATAACTAAACTACTTACGTAAATGTCATGGGCACCATAACGAGGTATAGTCCTTACCCATCTTAACACTCAATTCGCCTGGCGGTTGTCGCGACAACCAAATAAAAAGCCGCCAGTCGGCGGCTTTGGTTCCTGTAGTATTCTACCTCTCGACTATGGCTCTAGTCAAGCCGTCAACTGACTTAGCCATTTGGCGCAGTGACCTGCGGAACTCCCTCCTAGTCATCGACTGCGCATCTAGGTAAGCCTTACGCTCGGCTGCCTGTGCCTCAAGGTAGGCAGCCCTGTCCTCTCGCTGGGCCCTACAGTGCGCTGGGAAGGCGCGAGCCAGCAAGTACCACACCGTACCGCCGAGGATCGCCAGCGAGCCTCCTGACGCAGCCTGTGGCATTGCAGGGAATCCTGCCGCCAGTAGAGAGACGGCTCCGATCAAGTATCCGCAAACGGCAAACTTCATGGCTTACCCACCACACCACTTGCGGACCGTGTAAACGTCGTTAGTCCTGGCAGACTCTACACCACCCAATAGAAGGATAAACGTAGGAAGCTCGGTTATTCCGTGTCGACCCGCTTCAGCCTTGCCTGCCTCGCTTGCGCAGTCCACAACACGAATCGGAGCACCAAGCGACATGAGCCTTGCGATCTCTTTCTTGGCGGAAACACACCCGGAACAGTAGCTAGCGGAGAACGCAAGGATAGTACGCACACCGGCCGGCTGTGTGGTCATATTTCCACAGCCGGCGCAGGAAACCGTTACAACCATGCAAAGCAGGAGGTTCTTCATGGCACCTGCTTTTGCTAGATGACGCCGGCGGCCGGTGCATCCTTGACGACGCTCGGGTCAGTGGACTTGACAGCATCAGTAAGCTTTGCGGCAATGAGCGCTCTGCCGGCATCAGTCTTCAGTTGCGCAGTGAGCACGTTCTCAAAAATCTTAGAGAACTCCTTCAGCACGGCCTCCTCACCACTGGCAAACGTGTCAATGACAGCCTTGCCTTTCTGGAGCATTCCGCTGTAGTCGCCAACCCCGTAGTCGATCAGGAACTCGGGAATCTTCACCAAGCCGAGACCGGAAAGAACATTGGCAAGCTTCAGCATGACGCGCCGTCGATCTTCAATCGACTCGTCCTTTTGAAACAGCCACTTGCCAACGACGAACCCGACAACGGCCAGCAACACGACGAGAGCAAGAACATTAAGCAGAGTCACGGTACACCTCACGAGAAAAGAATTGTTCGTACAGTTTAACGAAGCAGTAAACTACTCTACGGCGTGCGTCTTTTTCCACTCGACCGCAACGCCAGCCACGATCCCACCAAGAAAGCTAAGCACGGCCGCAATGATCGGAAGCAGGCCACTGACACCAGTATCGGAAGTCGGCTCGACCACCGGCGCGCCACCATCAACAATCGGTTCCGGCTCCGGGTCTTCGTCAGGAACAGGGTCCGGGGCAGGATCAGGCTGCGGATTGGGCTTTGGGCACGGCCGCCCGAACGGACAGCCGCCGCCAAACGTAATGCCCTGAGCGGCCATCACTCCATCAGCTAGCGCACCGTACAATCCACCAGAAGTCATTGGCAAGCTAGTGCCGGCGGCCTCATAAATCACGACGCCTTCGTGATCCTGCAATCGAACGGTGGGGAGGCCCTTAATGTTCCTCGCATAGCGCTCGTTGTAGGCAGCAGTACCCTTTGCAATCTCGCGATAGTGAACTTGATTGCGCAGCTTCTTCAGGTCGCCGGATTTGAACCAATTGACCACAGTGGCGTATTGGCTATCAGCGGGATCGCCGACAACGCTGAGATACCACTTCACCTGATCGTTCGGCAGGTTGACGATACGTTCTTTCACGATAACGCCGTCCACAGCAAAGGCGGAAGTCGCCAGCGCGCAGACCAGCACACACAACAGAAACCTCTTCATTGAAACCTCCAGAGAAAAGGAACTACCGCTGCGGAAGCGGCGGCATAGGAGCATAGACAGGTGTGACTGCCCATCCGTGGCTAGCGTGCCACTCGGCCACGAGTGACTCTCGTGGAATCCATTTGAACTTACTGACGCTATTGTTATCGAGGATCGCTGCCCACTTAGAGTCGAAGTGGACAAGGGTAACCATATGGGCTCCGCCCATGATTGTGATGTTACAGCCACGGCGAGTGCGGCACGCCCACTCAAGGAAGGACACGTCTCCGTTCGTTGTCATTGCGTAACGGATGCCGGCCTTGTCCGCCATCTCGGCCCAGTGGTCGGGCCACTCGCCGTCTCCGTAATTCTTACGAACGAAATCAGCCTTGGCATACCGCCCCTGCCACCGCAATAGCGACACGGCAGACGCCCACGTACACGATCCCTCTCGCTGCCTTGGGCCAAGCCAGTTTTTCTGACGATCAGCCAATGGAACATTAACGGTTGGACGCTCGGCAACAACCTTCGGCCTAACGAACGGCTTAACTAACGCAGGTGCCTCGCATCCGGCGAGTAGAACTACAGCGATACACAGCAATCTCTTCATTTCAGCCTCACTGGTTTTCCAATAATATCGAGGCGACGAAGCTCTCGTATAAGCCGCGTCGGGTTCCAACGACTTGCATTCGTTGTCTCGAATACGCCAATGTTGGAAAGCGCAGCGGCAACAAGTTCACTACAAAACAACTCCGCAAGGTCCTGCCCGCACTTCATTGCAGATACGGTAGCATACAGCATACCGCCTGCATGTAATGCACCCTTTTTATCGTACTGCCTGCCAATGGCCTGTAGCAGGTAGGACGTAAGGCGTGAACTCTCGTGCCGATACAACCCCCTGTACAACGGATAATGGTACATCGCTCCGTTATAGGTGTCGATCAACTCACATAGCTCGTGGGCCTGTACTCCAGATCCACGTACACCTGACACACGGCATGGAAGATCGTCCAGCGACGTTGATTCAAAAACCAAGTCACCATGACCACGAGCCTGTGCAACGACACCAACGTGGCTAATGCCGCTCCACGGGCTGGAGAGAGTGCCCACTTTAATGATCGAACTTACAAGCCCCCGGCCAGAGAACCCGATCACGTCACCTGGATTGATCTGTTGCATACCACAATTATAACCTGGCTGAGGTATGTAACAGAGAAAGTGGCATGGTGGCGCTGCACCACCAGTAGTTACTACTTCTCCATTTCGTCGATCCACCACGCAAGCATTCGGTCGCGTAGCTCTGCGGAGTATTCGCGGGCAACTCGCAACTGTTCGCGCTGCTCATTCGACAGGAACTCACGCTCGAATACAAGTTCGTCGTGCTCGCTCAGGCCACCGGCTATAGGGTCAACGCGCCTCAGGTAGCTTCCGAACCGCTCAACGCTTACCGACCCGCCGTGCCTCTGAACGAACGACGCGCGCCATTCGTTGAACGCTTCGCGATCGTCATTGATTGCCGCCTCCCTGGCCTGCTTGTATTCGGAAATTGGATGGATTCCGCCAACCATCTTTCCTTCCTTTTGCAGGTAGCGCATCCTTAGATCGTACATCTCGTTCAGCGCAGTAGCCCTTGGATCGACCACGCCAAGCATCCACCGCTGGAAGTAATGGGACCTCTCACGGTCTCCGCTATTCAGCACTCGCCCCTTAACGGCCTTGTACTCGTCAACCAATCCAACTACTCCAGCAACCGCCTCGTCCCTTGCGACAGACCTTGGCTGTAAAGCACTCGGGAAAAGCGACGTGCCAGTTGCAACCTCAAAGCCGGCCTTTATGTCAGGGCGCATTAGGCCGATAACCTTCTCTAATGGTGCCTTCAGCATTTCCTTGCCGATATCACTCCAGTCAATCTGCCCACCTTCAAGCTTCGGAAGAACCGCAAGTGCCTCGTTGATTCCGAACCATTCAAGAAGATCGCCAACAGCGCCGACATTCCGGAAGTTCCTCACCGTCCCATCAGAATTTCTTCCCAGAAGAATATGTGGATTCGCACGATCGTATGGAGGCAAGTCTTTCTCGTCGTCATCTCCAGTGATTGCAGGGATGAGTAAGTTATTCCAAGCCCACAGCATACCATACAATTGACCTACGCGAACCGTAGCGACGGCGGCCTTCACTGCACCGAGGCGAACGCTTGAGCCTGCGCCAGCATGTAGCGCGTTCACAACCAATCGAGGAAATCGCTTAATGTTGATTTCATTCCACGCCCAGAACGGAAGAAGCTTGGCTCGTAGGTAATTACCCATAACAGTCATGTTGCCGTAGTCACCAAACAGGTCGCGCGACATTCGCGCTGCGGCGGCATCTATTCCGAATACTCGCTTAATGTCCTCAACTGCCTTCGCCTTAGACGCTCCGAAATATTTCAATTCTCCGCGCTCGATAAGCCTCTTGTATCGCAGAAAAGCTGAATGGCGAAGCAAGTTCTCTCTGAACTCAGTACCTCCACGAGCTATACGTTTATAGGCATCAACAGGACCACGTTTGAATCCCTTCTTATTGAACCGCCTAAAGAATGGTATTCCAGTAAGGTCGCTTACCTCAGTGCCGACCCATCCAGAGCCTATTACTCCATAGTCCCTGGACATGCGAATATCATCTGACAATACACTTTCTGGGTCATTAAGCTTACGTAGGTCACTCCATGCGTTTGCTGTCTCCAAAAGAATTTTTGGATCGGCAGCGAATACTGGATCTAGGTCGCCAGTATAATTTCTTAAATTGTATCCAGCAACATTGAGAGGGTTCATAATCGTCCAAGCCTTCCATACGTTAATGGACTGCTCGTTCAGTTTTGTAAGCCAACTTTCGTTTAGCGTCTTGCCATCTTCCTCAAGCTGTTCGATTATTTCGTTCGGCAGATACGTAACCTTACCTCCGCCAAGAGCTTCATTTACTAGATCCCTTTCTGCCTTGTTGAGTCCAAGATCATCCATGATCTCTTCTCGCATTCCATTCACGACCTGGGCAGGAAGCGATGAAAGAGAATGTCCGAGCATAGCAGGAGTCACGACGTACTTGTCGTATCCGCGTTCCTTAGCAACTGCGCGAACACTGACGCCTTTAGTCTCAGCCTCTCTTGCGAATTCAACTGACCTATCATACTCGCCAATGAGCGCCTCGTTAAGCTCCTTCTGCCTGAGAGCAAGGAATGCGTCGGCCATCCAAGTAACTTCAGGCTCGATATACGACGTGTTCGGATCAAATTCTTCAGGAAGTTCGGCAAGCTCCTCTCCATGTACGCGATGTCGCTGGAAGGACTTCTTTCCGCGCTTGACCATTCCGCGCCTGTACGCCTCCGCATACATCAACACCTGCTGATGCACGTAATGCTCAACATCGTCTAGCGCAGACTCAGGCAGAAGCTTGGCGCGAACGAGTGAAGTTGCAAGTTCTCGCACCATCTTACCGCGCTTCTGGAGTGCTTCCTTCACCGCCGGAGTATCTTCTATCAGCCTGGCAAGCTCTCGCTCCCTACGCTCGATTTGCTCGATACTCTTATATCCGAACCTACGCGGCTCAGGCGTGTCTTTATACATGCCGCGCAGCATGTTCTTGACCATCAAGTAATCACCAAAAA